TCTTTTATCAGTGGACTATCTATTGTAAAAAATCCATTTTCATTAAACTTGTTTCCATGTGTTTATATTGAGAGGTTTAAATGCTTCTTTGTATTCATTTAATTTAGTACCAGCTACTACACTAGACATTGATTGAGGGTTCATAGCATAACCATATTGTAAAACACCTTTTAATTTTTCTTTATAAAAAACCCCTAAATGTATATGTGTTGTTGCATCATTACAAACTTTTTTTGAATAATGGTTTTTTATTATAATATCTTTAGATAATTTTTTATCTATTTCCTTTACATAAAATTCATCAGTACCAAAACCTACACATTCACTTTCACCCCATAAAGAACCTTGATTTTTATAAATATATTTTTTAGTCATTGTATTCTTTATTAATCATTTCTAGTCCTTTGTGATAGTTGCTTAATATCTTTTGAACTTTGGTTTGTTTTTCTGTTTTAAGCTCAAATAATCCCTTCCATCCATTCTCTATAGACTGCTGGATAATTTGCGCCTGGTTTTCTTTGTTGTTGTTGGAGATTCTTAATAGCTTAGAAATCGCAGCAGCTTCTCCTAGTTTTTTGTAGGTAGTTCTAAATTGCTCTTTCCTAAATTCTTTCCATAAATTCCAAGCCTCTAAATTTAATTCAAAAGGATAAACCCCTTCTGATTTAGTATTATCAGTATTTAGTTTATTTAAGTTATTAGTATTATTAGTATTTAGTAGTGGTCGATTTTCTACATCTAGAATTTCTACATCTTGATTTTCTACATCTTGAAAATCGGTATGTGGTTTTTCAAAGACTATATAATCCCAACTAACTATCTTGCCTTTTTCACGTTTTTGCTCTCTTTTCATATAGCCATTAGATGTCAGCTCCTTAAACGCTGAATAGATTGCAGCCTTGCCGTCTGTATGCCATTTCTCTACCTCTTCAACGTATAACTTCCAGTCGTTAGGTAAAGCCAAGAGGTGACATAGCAACCCCTTAGCTTTTAACGATAAGTCCTTGTTAAATATAAACTCATTATTAATGGTTGTATAGTTAGTGGACTTTTCTACTCTAATTCTTCTCATTGTTCTAATTTGTATTGAGCATAGTGAACTGGCTCTCCAAACTTATTCTCGCTGTGTAATATAGTAGTCTCAATATTATTACCAGCTTCTTTCAAATCAAATATTACTGCTGCTAGTCGCATAATGCTATAATCAAAGAATGCTTGTACTGGTGTTATTGGTCCAATCTCTTTAAGATGTCTTAATACTTTCTGTTTCTGTGATAATTTAGTTTTCATTGTTTTTTAGTTTTTGTTTTAAATAATCGTTATATCTCTTTCTTTTGATGTTTACTACTTCTCTAATTAGCTCTTTTGGCTCTACATAGTCTATTTGTAATTTAAACACCTCAAGCATATCTAAATACTTATCTCTGTAGTATTCGTCAAATATAATTAAATCTTTGTGCTTTTTGTAGTGGTGCATAACACTAGCGTGATTGAGTTTGAACTCTCTAGCTATTTGTGTCCATCCCATCTCTAAAACATCTCTACAAAGTACAAAAGCCATTCGTCTGTTATCTACTATGTATCTATCTCTTCTTTTAGAAATAAGCTCAGTTTTTTTAATTTTACCAACGTAGCAGACCACGTTCTTTACTCTCTCCACTTTATCCATCAAATTCTACTTTTACTCGTTCATAAATTATTGGAGCTAAGTCTTTTAGCTCTCTCAGCTTCTTTCTTGATTCTCTCCTTGCTTCGTCTTTCCTAGTCTTACTGATGTCTGTACCAGTAGCCTCGTTGATTATCAAGTGAGAATCTTTTAGAATCTTGTCTATTCGTTCTTTTTTAGTCATCTTTTATATTCTTTAAAAAGTAATAATAATCTTGTAAGTCAGAGCATTCTTGCTGTCTTTTGATTATTGCTCCAATATGTTTATCTCCTACGTTAATATACCAGTCAGCTAATTTTACTTCGTAATGGTCATCGTGTTCAATAAGCTTAGTAGCTTTCTTGTTTAGATGTATCCAACCTTTACGTCTTAATCTAAAGCAGTAGGCTGTATCGTAGTCATATATTTCTTCTCGTGATTCTTTACTAAAAAGGTAAGTCGTTTCCATTTTTTGTTGATTTAGGTTTAACATCGTTTAATATCCATTGTGTGAAAGCATCAGCAATCTCAATAATTTCTGCTGGTCCTCCAGAGTTTGCTATACAATAATCTATAGCACATTTAAGAGATACTTGTTTTGCTATTGCTGTTTCTTTCTTTAAATCTTTAGCGTTCCATTCATCTTTAGACATCTTGTTAGATTGATTTGCAGTTGAATTAAATTGCCCACCTTGAAACGTAGAAGCTGGTTTAATCTTGTTGATTGTAGTACCGTTGTAATCTCTTGTGGTAACCTCTATTGAGGCTGTTTGTCCTTCTATAAATTTGTTTTGTGTTTCAGTCTTGGATAGGTACTCGCCCTTAAATCCATCTTCAAACTCTAATAGCCACTTGTAGAAGTGTCCGTATTGCGACTCAAAAGAGCCATCTGATTTTACTGTTTTTACTACTTTTTTCATAATATTTATTGATTTTAATTAGTTCCGTATATAATGTAAAAAACTACCATAGTGATAAAAGAGCCAGTATAAAGGCTTAATACCTCTGTGTAGTATGTTGGTATCAAATTCAATAGTAATAGCGTTAGAAACGCTAAAACCATTAAATAAGAGCATAATTGAGTTAATGTAAAGCTAAAGAATTGAACTTGTGTTCCAAGCTCTAATTTAGCATCTAAAAATTTCTGTTGGTGTAAATCTTGCATTGTTAGTTGTTTTAAAAAGGGGAGATTGCTCTCCCCATTGTTATTATCTTTCTATTGCGTAGTGATTAGACCATCTGTTGAATGTAGCTGATTTATCATATTCTCTTTTATATATTGATTGTGCCTTTCTAATGTTATCAGCTTTTATAATTGCAACTACTTCATATTTTTTATCAGTATAATCTCCAAATCCATATTCAGCAGTATTGTTTGTGATTCTTGTTACTTTATTGATTTCAAATGTTCTCATTGTTTTGTGTTTTAGTTTGTTTGTTGGTACAAATATATAACCATTTTTTATTCTGTGCAAACTTTTTAACAAAAAAAGTGTAATTATTTTAGTTTACTAGATAAGAAAAATGTTAAAGTTTTTCAATTATAAGCATAAAAAAAAGGGATAGACGTTAATCTACCCCCTAAAACAAACCAAATACGAGGGTAACAACTCCCTCTGATTTTAAACAAGTTCGCAAATATATTAAAAAATATGAGTTAAGTGTGCTATTTGTCCGTATTCATTATGTATAAAGCCTTCTACAGCTTTAATACTACCAGTATATCCCTTTTGATAGTGCCAAGCATCAGAGCCACTTGGAGAGCGTAAAAACTCTACCGTCACTCCTACGTTATCAAAAGAACTCATAAACTTATATCGTTGTTTGTGGTGTAAGTGATGTAAATACCAGTATCTATACTTAGTATCAGCCCATAACTTAGGCTCTTCTTGAGCCATATGTAGAGGTAAGTTTGGCAACTTAGCACCGTCTCCATGAGTCAATCCTATTAGACTATTTTTATACTTATAGTACTTTCTGTGTATTGGGTCAGCATCTACGCTTACAGCTTCTGTATTTCTGTACCAAGATTTTAAAGCGTGTGCTAAATGAAAGCCACTCATATAGTCGTGATTACTCATAGAGTGAACACAATCAACTGGAGCTAACTGCATAAGCATCTCTACTACCTCAACGTAAAGCTCTAAAGCCTCTGTAAAGTGTTTATACCATTTACCGTCTTTATCTTGTGGAGTTCCTTTTGTAGTGTTTCCTTGTACGTTGTCTGTGTGTAGTATATCATTACCTATACAAAACAATATTCGTTCTATTGGATAGCCTTCAGCGTTTCTTAGAATACCCTTAACTCCTTCTCTTACTCTGTTCTTAGCTATTTCTATATTGTATTCGTCTCCAGTTTCTGTAGCATCGGCATATTTGCCAATATGTACGTCTGCTGGGTTTATTATAAGTAAGTGACCATCTTGTCTAGTAGGATAATCAATGGAGGGATATTTAGGAGAATATTGTGAGATAAGCTCCTCAATAGATTGTAAAAAGTCATCTTTAGTAAATTCATTAGGTTTTGCAAATATTGAGAACTTTTGGCTTTTATACCAATAATGAGAAACAGAGCCGACATCTATACCAGCCTCGTTACATTCGTCAGCTAATAGAGATTGCCTCTCTTTGTCTTTTCTATATTCGTCTATCAATTGCCATTCATCTGTCTTTAATCTATACCTCTTTTCTTTTGTCATTTTTTGTTGATTTTCTCCAATCCTCTAGAACCAAAATAAGCACCTATACAAGTGATAAGAACTATCTGTAGTAGGTCTACCCATTGCTCATCTACGTTAAATGTAATAACTCCAGCGTCTATAAATATAAGCAAAGTTGTCGAAACTACAAGCCACGCCAAGACTAACGGTCTTATGTTACGAGGAAGCCAACTAGATTGTAAGTTATCTGACTCCCATCTTTTAGTAACTTCTTGCTCTATTAAAGCCTCTTGCTCTTGGATAATCTTTTGCAGCTCGTTCTTTAACTGCATTTTTTCCTCTTGTGATGTTATTACCTCATCTATTATTGTATCAGCTTTACCTAATAGATTGCCTAGTATATTTCCTAATATAGCCATATAGCGTCAGTCTTTGATGAATCGTCAGTATGTATAAATGATTTTGATATGCCAAGCCTTCTTGTTAAGCCAACTTCAGCTAAAGCTCTTATAATCTTTTGTCTATTTATGCTATTATCACAAGCAATATCTACTGCTTTGCAAGGTATTAATGTATGTGCTGAATCTTGTACTCCTCCAACATCTAAATTATGTTGTGGACTTCTATAACCACTTGTAATGAAAAAAGGAATACCAGCTATTGCTCTAGCTCTATCTAATTTTTTCAAGTATTTAGGACACATATTATTAACTCCTGGTAAGTCTGGAGATTCAAACTCACTTAGCTTAAAGTGTTTGAGAGCCATTTCTTGTTCTACTTTATTTAGACTTTTTTTCCCCGTTTTTAGATTCATTGTTTTTTCTTCGTTTACGGTTATAAATAATCTTGTCAGTTGTATAGATAATAGACAATAATAATACAGCTATCTTTAGCACTACCTCAACATCAGCTAAAGTAGCAAAAGTAAATGTAGTGGTGTTAAGTACTAATACGTCTGATGTTTCTTTTAATATATTTTTCATTGTTTTATTTGTTAAGCATCGTAATAGCTAAAGATTAATGTTATTTGTCCGTAGTGTTTAGTGCTACTAACTTGGCTACTGCCACTTTTTTTGAATGATAAAATTATAGCTGAATCTTCTGTTAATCTATCAGCAACAAAGTTTTCTACATAATGGACATAGTTAGAGTCATTTTGAGCTATAAACTCTTGTGAGTCTATTATATTAATAGTTGGTGCTGTATTAGAGTTTTTATTTATGCTTTGTTTCCATACCGATAATGTCCAATCTTCATTAGTTCCTCCATCGCTAGAAGTAGTGTAAATTATACGTTCTAGTACTGGCTTAAAACTTGGTACATTCATTACACTAAAAGAACTTGCAAAGTTGTTAGCATAAGCTGTAGAGTCTGTCAATGTAACTCCACTATTTATAGTAAATTGAGATGGAGCTGAAGGGTCTAAAAGTAAATCGTTGCCGTGTGAGTTACCAGTTTCAAAGATTTGAAAACTTTTAGTATAGAATCTTTTGTTAGCAAAAGAAACTGAATCAAAATTATTAAAGTATATATTAGTCTTTGCTGGTATATCAAATGTAGGAACAAAGCTCTCAGTGACTATAGTAGTGTCAGCAGTATCTAAGTCATCTTCTAAGGTAACTGCTATTGTATTGTTAGTGAATCTAGGCTTAACTAAAACTCTAGCTCCTTTTGGAATAAATGGACCAGCGTAAGGATATATCGTAATTCTTGTATTAGTTGAGCCACTAGAAATAGCAACGCTAGATTGAGCAAAAACAAGTTGCCCTCTTTCAGCATAAATCTCTTGGAGCATTCCACTATATTGGTCAATGTTTGCCATTATTTAACTTTTGGTGGTTTATTATTTATAATATTTTTATTTGTCAATACGTTTGCATTTTCAGCAGCGTGATTTGTAAAGTTGCCAACTAAGTGACTACCATCTTTATCTAAATCATTGAAGTCAATCTCTACCCATTCGCCCATAAAATAACCAGGAGTAGCTGTATATTCTCCACCTAGACAAACAAAATATCTTTCAGAACCTTCTACAGTATCTTTTAATAAATATCCAAACTCCCAAGGGTCTAAGCTAAGAACATCAGTCTCTCTTACTAGCCTAGTGTCCATCTTCATTCTATAATTCTTTTGCATTGCAATTAATGTAGATGCTTTCAAACTTGGTAAATGTACTGCAGACATTCCAGTTGTATCATTAATGTATGTCCAGCTAGGTGTGAATGCGTTCAAGTAATTGTTCTCTTGAAAGGTATTAGAGTCTTTTATATAAATTAAATTGTCAGCAATTGAAGCATTAGGAAAGAATTGCTCTACAAAATTTATTGAGTCAATAACTTCTTCTCCACTTTCTACTATAGTTCCAGCATCTTCATTAATATATTCATAAGCTACAAAGCTAGGAGTCTCCCCATCTACATATATTTGACAAGATGCAACTGGTAAGTCTAATGGAGAATCATAGTTAGTGTAGTTAGGGTGTGCTGTAGATGTTATATCTCCCTCTATTTGACTTGTTATATTAACTAATACAGAAGGAGCAGCATTACCATCAGCATCATATTGATAGGCATATACATAATAGTACTGAGTATAGGCATAATACTGAATAAGTCCACTCACTGGACATACTGCCATATCATCACTCGTTGGTGCGCCATAAGTTACCGTTTCGTAGTTACTATAGTTTTGACCGTTAATTAATGTAAACTCGCCTTGTGTAGTTACTGGAGCTTCTGTAGTATCCCAAGTATAAACATTATTCACTGGGTCAAATTTCAAATAATAGTCTTGAGTATCGTTTTTGATTCTTATAATCAATAAAGTTCTAGCTGCAAAATCATTATACAAATCCCATTCTGAAGCATTAAAGGAATTAACTACGTGTTCTGAGGATTGGTTAAATATAAAAGTCATATTTTGTCCAGTCTCTACAGCTAAGAATGTTTGTTTATATTCATTTGCTGCTGGTGTTGAATCTGTAGTTAATGTGTACTCTGTAAAAGTATGCCAAGCACTTTGTAATTGATTGCCTGGAAAGTTGATTTGGTTAGCTATACCTTGACCACCATCTAAATAAGTAAAGTCTAAAGGTGTTGCCTCACTTACTCCAGCTATATTGTAAATCAATCTCTTAATAATTCTACTAAAATTGAATTTAGTTAATGACCTCTTGTTACTTTGTGAGCTTAAACTTTTTAAATAGTTTACCGTTCCACTTGCAGCAGTACCACCTTTAGAATAATATCCGTATGTAGTAGCAGAGTCATCTTGCCATACTTCAAACGTTGATAATTGTACTATATGAAATGCTCCCTCTTGTTGATGTATTCTAGCATTAAGATAAAAAAGTATTTTATTTAATACATCGTAGCAAGTCATATATTTTACAGCTCCTCCAGGTGTGCTTGGTCTTTGATAGAATGCGCTAGATTTACAGATAATAATATTAGAGCAATCATTATATCCTTGAGCTTCTGTGACATTCGTTTTGCTACTCCACCAATTACCAGCAAATAGATATAAAAAGTCAGTTGCTACATTATCAGTGAATACCTCAGTAATAGGATTTTGATTTAATATCCCTAAAATAATTGATTGAAAGGTATAGTATCCTCCTTCGAAATCTCCGTTACTATCAGCTACTTTTATAGTTGCATCAGTTTCATTAGTTCGCTCATTATATATATTAGATATTTCATTGATTTGCTTAGATTTTAAAAGCTCTAATCCATCAATCGCTCTTAGCTTTATTATTTGAGGATAGTCTATATCTTCCATAATAGACTCATTCATAATAATTACACCAGTCCAAAATCTACCTACTGGAGATACTGATTCAAAATCAACTTCAGTACCAGCATTATTCATATAGATTCTAGCTATATACTTACCCTCTTGTTGAGACATTATATCTAAGATTCTATTTCTGTCATCGTTATCTCTTAAAACAAACTCAAAGGTAATTTCTGATGAATGTATTGCAGTGTCTACTTTCTCTCCTCTTCCTTTATAAGATAATTTAAAACCATCTCCACCTACATTGAACTCACTAATAGAGCCTACATAATTATCTTTTAATATATGTAACTCGTAATAGATGCCGTTGTCATCTTTAAACTTTGCTCTATTTGTAATTTCGTATGCCATTAATAACTATTTTTTCTTCGTGAGTATCTGTCGTTTGATAAGAATATATCCTCTCCACTTATCATTCCTTGTACTTGTACCGTTTGCCCTCCTATCATATCTTTTAACTTATTCAATGGAGCAATAACTTCTGGATTAGTATTAGCTCCAGCATACTCTCCCATAAGTCCTACGGTTGGTCCAGATACAATACCACCATCGGCAAAGGCTGGTAATGGTGTAGATGCTATAGTGCCTATTTGAGCAGCTCCTAGTGCGCCTACGGCTATTGCTAAACCTATTCTAGGCAATGCTTGAACAACTGCGGATGCTGTGTTTACAATAGCCTCAAATATAGCAACTGCTTTAGCACGTCTAGCTCTTTTCTTTTCTAACTCTGCTTTTTTCTTTTCGAACTTTTCGTCTGATTTTGCAATCATTTTATTTTTTTCTTCCTCAGAAATAGCCATTGCCATTATATTATCTACCTCTGTTTTTCTTACTAACTCTAATTCTGTTAGTTGCTTTTGGTGCATTTGTGAGAATAGATTACTAACGCTTCCAATTACCGTAGAAACACTATTAAGTGTATTCATTAAATTTCCTGTAAACTCTTCTGAGAAACTAAAGAACGCTTCATTGAAACTCTCTAAACCACTAGGCTCTATGTCTGCAATAGTTTTTAAAGTTTCTGGTATTTTTTCTAATTCTACTCTAGATAACTTTATAGAATCTGCAGATTGAAATGAAGCAGCCTCAGCTTTGCCTTTAGCCATTCTAGCTCTACCTTCTCTCTCCTCTTGAGACATTTGTTTAGGAGCAGCCTTTGGAACAATCTTAACTCCTTTCATCGCTGCTGTTCTTCTTCTTAGTTCTTCTATACTAAATACTTGACCAGATTCGTCTTGTATTGAAAAATCTAAAGCTATATCTTCTTCCTTTTTAAGTAGTCCAAGTTTTTCTAATAGACCTTCAACAGATGTTTTAACATTGTCAAAAACAGTAGTTAAATCATTCCAATAAGTATAAATAAATTGAGCAGCTATAACTACTCCAGCTATAATCTTGCCTTGTGGAGTTAAGGTTACTAAAGCCTTTCCTATATTTATTAAAGCTGGTAATAAACTACCTAAGAAAAATAGCCTCAACTTAGAAAATGCTGTAATCATTTTACCAGCTACAGTTATAATTGGTCCTAATACTGCTGCAAATCCAGCTACTTGTAATGCTGCTGTTCTTTGTTCACTAGAAAATTTATTGGTAAACTTAGCTAAGTCTCTAAGTCCACTAACTAAGTCTTTAGCTAAAGGTAAAATCTCAACTCCTAATTTAATAGCCACATCTTCTAACTCTGCTTTTAATTGCCTCATTTGACCAGCAAAATCTCCAGAAGTCCTTGCAAAGTCTCCAACAGCGTTTTGACTTTGTTGTAATGCTAGTTGATAAGTTAAAGTAGCTTTCTCTACTCTTCCTAATTCTTTAAAGATTAAACCTTGTTCAGCAGCAAAAGACTTTAAATCTGCTTCTGTTATTGCTATTCCTAATTGCTTAATAGATTCTCTTTCTCCTAATAATGCCTTAGTCAAAGCCTTACTAGCAGCCTCAGCTCCTCCTTCTACATTAGTGAAAGATGCTAAATCTACAGCTAATTTATTTACCTCTTTAGATAGCTTCAATGCTTCTTCTTGAGTAAATCCAAAACCAGTTAATAAATCCCCAGTATCAGATAGCAATTGCATAGAAGCTCTAGAACTTAATCCAAAGCTTTCAGATAATTCTTTTGATGCTGCTTGAGCATTGTCAGATATATCTTTAAATACAGTATTAAATTTAGACTGAGTTTCTTCAAAGTCTGATGCTAACTTAACAGCAGCAGCACCAAGACCAACAACTGGAAGCGTAATGTTTCTAGTCATAGTTTGTCCAAAGCCTTGCATTTTTTTACCAAATCTTTGAATAGACCTAGTAGACTTTCTTAAAGCACTTTGAAATTGCTTATCGTTTAATGATAATTTTACGCTTAATGTTTTCTCAGCCATTGTCTTTATTTAGCAATTCGTATTTCTTTTTAATATATTCTGCTCTCTTCTTTTGTTTCTTAATGTCGGTCTTAACTTTCTTTTTCTCCCAATCAAACTTCATCAGCTTTTGTGGTGTTAGGTTTTGTCCTTTCTTAGTATGTGGCTGTAAATTAACACAAGCCAACCATCTTACTCGTTCCCACTCCCATTGCTGTTCTTTCTCTACTCTATCATTAAAGCCTTTCTGCATACAGATAAACTCGTGAAAGGTTAAACTCCAAAAGTCTTGAGGAAGTAATCCGAAGCCATAACCTATAGCTTCTAAACTATCCCAAGTTACTTCTTTTTCTTCGCCCCTTTCGGAGCTTTCACGTTTCCCTCTGTCTCAAATTTAGCGGAGAATTGATTAGAGAATATCTCTAGCACTTTATTTAGTGCGTCAAAATCTTCGTCTAACATATCTGCGACATCATCAACACTTAAAGAACATTCTTGACCACTCACTCTAGAGCCGTCTTTTATTCCGTTTAGGATTAGATAACAAGCATCGTCTAAGCTCATTCCCTCTCCTAGCTTATCTAAGTCAGCTAAACTTCTTCCAGTATCTTTACAGAATAACCTAAGGGAGTTTATCCCAAAACGTACACTATAATCTTTACCGTTTATTATTACAATTTCGTACATATCTTTGTTAGTTTAAGTTATTGCTAGTTGGGAGACGTGCCGTAGCACAATCCCCAACCAACAAAGAAATTATTATACAGCAGTCTTAGTTAATTCTCCAGACCCTTCGATAGAAACCGAGTAAACTGGGGCATCTTCTGTACCGCCAGAAATCTCAAGAGAAGTAATAAAACCATCTCCAGTTATTGTATAACCAGCTGGAACATCTAGAGCAAAAGTAAAGTCTACTGCTGTTCTATCAAACATCTGGTCAAATAATTCAGCTACATCAGTATCTCCAGCAGTTGCTGAGAAGTCCATAAGACCATCAGCCGAAAGGCTAAAAGACTTTTGACCACCTAACAAATCTCTCCAACCAGCAGAGTCTTTTGTTGAGATGTCTATTGTATCTACATTCATTGAAAGTGAAACATTCTGAGAATGCATCAATTTCGCTTCAGCTCCTCCACTACTAGGAGAAACTTTTAGGATTAAATCCGTTCCGTTAAAAATCATTTTTTAAAATTTTAAATTCATAAATTAGCTAATATCTAAATCCTCAGAAGTTTCCTTCTTCTTAGATTTTTTCTTTGTTGTATCTATTGCATCGTTATGCTGTAAGAAGTTAAAAACGGCTCTTACTACTTTGTAAGATTCGCCTTCTACATATTCTACTCCTCTACACTCAATGTTCTTTTTTATCTTTACTTTATAGGTTTCCATATCTATCTATTTATGTTAAATCTGTAATCTTGTGCTATACCATATAAACCAATACTACCAGCACTATCATCGTATAGCTCGTTCTGGTCTTGGTAAAATATCTTGTCTACTACTACACCACTATAAGTGCCACTAACGTAGTCTAAAGCTGTACGAATATGACCAGCTAAAGTTACTAAGTCAGCGTAGTTGTTATGGTAAAAGCTTATCTGCACTCTTACATAGTCGTACTCACTTACACCGTTCTTAGTGTTGTTAGGCTCATCTCCAAACATCTGATAAGTAATGTATGGTAACTTAACGTCAGTAGGGAAATTGTAACGACTAGGAAATATTCTTAAGTTGCCGTCAGTAGTAACTAAAGGAGCAACATTTGAATCGTTGCTTAAAATATTATATATTACTTTTCCTATCTCCATTACTTCATTCTTTTGTCAATGAGTTTTTTTATTTCTCCTATAACACTATTGATAGCTGTGTTACCTTTACTAGCAGCAGTCTTATCTAACATTCTTAGTCCAGGAATACCTCTAAATCCATACTCTAAGAAATAGAAATAAAATCCAGACTTCTCTTTACTAGCAAATGATTTTTTAACTCTTGGTCCTACATATACTGTAGGTGGTTTACCTTTTACGTTCTTACCATTTATAACAGCTAAAGACTTTTTAAGTTGTTTAGATTCAACTGGAACAATAGATTTAAGCTCTTGTAGAATAGGCTTAGCAGCTTTACGCATACCTTGTCTTAGTAGTGTCTTATTTTTACTATCAGACATATTAAGTTTCTCTAAGTCCTTAATTAAAGAATTTAGCTCTTTCTCATCAATGGTAGCTGTAACAAAACCAGCGTGACCACCTTGATTACCTCTTAATATTTTACTTGTTCCTATTGCCATTATTGCTCTGGGAATGGGTTAATTCCGTTATCTATTAATATGTTTATCCAATCTATTTCCTTAGTGTATAAGTCTACATTGTCCCACTTAGTCTCTAAGCATTGATAGGTCTCTAGCACTCCAT